TTCCCCTCGCAGCCGGTGACGGTGCTGGAGAACTGGCAGTGAGCAATCTCGACGCCGACGTCAAGGCCGCGATCGATGCCGACACGGCGCTCTACGAGGAGTTGAAGGCGAAATACGGGCTGCACCCGGCGGCGACGATCAGCGAGTGCGCGAATCTGGTCGCGCTGGTGCAGCGCGGCGTGCCGATCAGAGAAACCGTAGAGAACCTGCTCACCCACGTCATCAAGGGGTTCGACCTCGATCGCGCGTACATCGGCGGGTGGATCACGCGTGCAATCCACACCCGCACCGTGCTGGTAAAAAGGCCGACGCCGCAATGAGAGGAGGACGACGATGGATGAACTGAAGAAAGTCGTGAAGGGCGAGATGCCGCCGAAACCGCAGCAGCCGCCGACGCAGGAAGAGATCGAGCGCCAGAAGGCGAAGGCAGAGCAACTGCGCCGGCCACCGATCGGCGGCGTGCGCGGGTGATCGACGCGCTCATCCTCGCGGGAATTCTCGGCGCGCTCTTCGTCGTCATCGTGATCCAGCTACTGCGATGAGCCAGCGCCGCGTGGTGCGCGTCATCTCCTACGAGGGCATCGACTCGTGGGTCGCGATGATGCTGCGCCAAGGCATCGTGCCGCCGATCCGAGGTCGGTTGCCGCGCCCCGCCGGGACAAAACGCGAGTGACGTTCCTCCTCGCGTGCGGGTTCGCCTGCATCGCATCCGCACTCGTCGTCGCCGTCTTCGGCTCGATCGATGACGTGCGCTGGCTCGTGCCGATCTACGGCGCGCTCGGCACCACGTTCATCTCGGGCGCCGTGCGCCTGCGCGGGTTCCTCCTCCAGCGCCGGCTCGCGGTGCTGCGCGCCCAGATCGCCGAGGCCGAACGCATTCTCGCTATGGAAAAGAGAACGGATTAGGCGCGCGTGGACCAGGACTAAACCATAGTGAGACTCACGCGAGCGCAGTACGAGGCGCTCGTGGGTGGGAAGCGCATCCCGCGAGCGCGAGCCGGCGACAAGTGGTGCGATCTTTTCGCGTCGCAACTCGATCGCTCGCGCGGCCTGCAGGACTACGAACGCGAATTCAAATTCCTCGCTAACCGCAAGTTTCGATTCGACTTTGCGTGGCCGAGTCTCGGCGTCGCCGCCGAGGTCGATGGTGTCGTGCATCGCATCAAGGATCGCTTTGCGCGCGATCGCGAGAAGGGCAACCTCGCGGTGCTGCACAACTGGCGCGTGCTGCACTTCGCGCCCGCGCAGATTAAAACCGGCGAGGCGCTGAAGACGATCGAGGCCGCAATCTTTCGCTGAAGTTCTTGCAAGCACCCGCGCACGCGGGTAAAAATCGCGGCCATGCTCCCCGGCGCTGCCGGCATATCTCGGTCGCCCTTCGGGCCATCCGTGAACGGCGCCTGTGGCAACGGGGAGCGCCACGCAGGGAGGTGTGTCATGGTGTCCACAACCCTCACCGTCGTCGCGCTCGTGCTGTTGCTCCTGCAGGCGCTGTCGGTCAAGACGCTCGCGCGGCTGCAGGAAGGTTGGCTCGGCCTCGCGGCCTACGTAGCCGCCGGCCTCTGGGTCGCGCTCAAATTCCCGGGCGGCTAGACCGATGCCCAGCACGTCGCCCAAGCAGGCGCGCACCATGGCGGCAGCGGCGCACGACCCGGCCTTCGCCGAGAAGGTAGGCATCCCGCAGAAGGTCGCCAAGGAATTCAACCGCGCAGACAGCGGCGGCGCGCTGCTCAAGCAGTCCGCGCAATCGCGCGTGCTGCGCTCACCCGGGCGCCAACGTGCCTGACGATCGCGTCCGCACGTTCCCGATGCATGGCCGGCGCTCCGAGGCGGCGAAGGCCCGCGCGAGCGTCAAGGAGGCGCTGCTCAACGCGTTCGACAAGCTGGGCAACGAGGCCTTCTTCGTTGAACTCGGACGCGGCAGCGCGGAGGACCGGCGCTGCCTCGCCATGATCCTCGCGAAACTTTTGCCGATCGAGGTCGCAGGCTCGCTCGACACGTCGCTCACCGTGTGCGTGGTGACGCAGTTGGGCGAGGAGATCGCGGTCGCGCTCCCGCGCACGAAGCAAGTCCCGCAGGACGCGGTCCCACACCCGGCGCTCCCTGCTGCCGATGTGGGCCGCGTACCTGTTGGATGACGCGTGCTGAAAATCCCGAACGGGTTCACGCCCCGCCCCTATCAGGCGAAAGCGATGCTCGCGTTCGACGTCGGCATCAAGCGCGGCGTCTACGTCTGGGCGCGCCGCTCGGGCAAGGACGTGACCTTCATGCACCAGATTTGCAAGATGGCGCACCGTCGCATCGGCGCGTACTTCCACATGCTGCCGCTCTTCGCGCAGGCGAAGCGCAACGTGTGGGACGCGATCGATGACCAAGAGCGGCGCATCATCGATCACGTCTTCCCGCAGGAAATCCGCAAGTCCACCAACGAAACCGACCTCAAGATCACGCTGAAGTGCGGCTCGGTGTACCAGTTGATCGGCGCCGACAGCTACGACTCGGTGGTCGGCGCGAACCCGGTGGGCCTCGTGATGTCGGAGTACGCGCTCATCGACCCGCGCGCGTGGCAAATCTTCCGCCCGATCCTGCTGCAGAACGACGGGTGGTGCGCGTTCATCGGCACGCCGCGCGGCTACAACCACTTCCACGAGCAACTCCAGATCGCGAAGCGCGAGGACGACTGGGACTTCTCGGTGATCGACGCGATCGACGCCGGCTACATGACGCAGGCAATGATCGACAAGGAGATCGCGACCGGCATGCCCGAGGAACTCGCGCGGCAGGAGTACCTCGTGGACTTCAGCGCGGCGAACGTCGGCGCGATTCTCGGTAACCGCATCGAGCGCGCCGAGAAGGAAGGCCGCATTGTCGAGGACGTCGATCACGATCCCAACGCGGGCGAGATCGTGGTGTCGAGCGACATCGGCTACCGCGACGCGGCGGCGTGGTGGTGGTGGCAGGCAGTGCCCGGTGGCTACAACCTGCTCCACTACGACGAGGACACCGGGCTTGAGGCGAGCGACTGGATCGTGCGCCTGCGCGAGGTCGGCCTGCCGATCGCGCGCGTGCTGCTGCCGAAAGACGCGAAGTCGAAGACGATGGCCTCGCGGCACTCGGTGCTGGATCAGTTCCTGCAGGCCGGCATGAAGTGCGCGATCGTGCCGCAGACCCGGATTGTCGATCGCATCAACGCGGCGCGCTCGGTGATGCCGCGCTGCCGCTTCAACCGTCGCCGCTGCGCCAAGGGGCTGCAGATGCTGCGCGACTGGGGATTCAAGTACGACGAGGAGCGCAAGACCTTCTCGCGCGAGCCGGATCACAACTACGCGAGCCACGGTGGCGACGCGTTCAGCTACGGCGCGACGATGGTCGCCGACTTTGTCTCGACGCCGCGAGCGCAGGACCGCTACCGCGACATCGGCCAGCCGGCGAACTACGCGTTCTCGCTTGAGCAACTCTACGAGGACCGGGAGGGCCAATTCTCAGGGCGGCACTTCTGATGCTCGCGCTCGCGGGCTGCACCGTGATCCGCATCGATGCGCGCGATTGCGTGCCCGACGTGCGGATCGATTTTGGCTTGATCGTGATCCATTCGTGCAAGGGAGACGACGGTGGCTGAGAGCATGGACGAGCGCAGCCAGTTCAAGTCGAAGAGCGACCTCTACGAGCGCGAACTCGGCGCCGCGAAGAAGGAACTGGAGAGGTGGCACGAGACGGGGCAGCGCGTGGTCAAGCGTTATCTCGGCGGCAAGACCACGAACGCGAACTCGGTGACCGACGACGGGGGCGTGTTCAACCTCTTCTGGTCGAACATCAACATCCTCAAGGCCGCGCTCTATGCGAAGCAGCCGCGCGCGGACGTCTCGCGCCGGCACAAGGATGCAATGGACGACGTGGCGCGGGTCGGCGGGTTGATCATCGAACGAATTCTCAACCTCGACATGGATTCGCGATCGAGCGACTTCGACACCGCGCTGCGCCACGTCATCGAGGACCGGCTCGTGCCCGGGATGGGGCAAATCTGGATTCGCTACGAACCCTCGTTCACCAACCAGACCATCCAGCCGGTGAAGGGGCCAAACGGCGAGGTCATGGTCGAGGGCGGCGACTTTGAGGTGATCGCCGACGAGCATGTCGCGACCGACTACGTTTACTGGCGCGACTTCCTCTACTCGCCCTGTCGCACATGGTCGGAGTGCCGCTGGGTGGCGCGCGGCGTGTGGATGACGCGCGAGAACCTGAAGAAGAAATTCGGCAACGCGATCGGCTCGCTCGTGCCGCTGCAGAATCCGCGCGGCGCCCGTAACACGCTGCCCGAGAACGACCCGTGGTCGAAGGCGCAGGTGTGGGAAATCTGGTCGAAGGAGTACCGCACCGTGTGCTGGAAGGTGCTGGGGTTCGACAAGTTGCTCGGCGAGCAGAAAGACCCGCTCGGGCTGGAGAACTTCTACCCGTGCCCGAAACCGCTTGCGGCGAACGTCTCGACCTCCGCGTTCCTGCCCAAGGCGGACTACACGATGCTGCGCGACCAGTACGTCGAACTCGACGTGGTGTCGGCGCGCATCGCGCTGCTGGAGGACGCGATCCGCGTCGCGGGCGTGTACGACAAGTCGAGCGCGCAGTTGAACCAGTTGATCAGCAACCGCATCCAGAACGTGATGATCCCCGCCGACAACTGGGCGATGTTCGCCGAGAAGGGCGGCATCAAGGGCGCGGTCGATTGGTTCCCGCTCGACATGGTGATCACCGCGCTCGACAAGCTGCGCGAGGTGAAGCGCAGCCTGATGCAAGACCTGTACGAACTCACCGGCCTCTCCGACATCATGCGCGGCGCGACGGTGGCGAGCGAGACGGCGACCGCGCAGCAGTTGAAGGCGCAGTACGGCAGCGTGCGGATGCAGTTCATGCAGGGCGAACTCGCCGAATTCGTGCAGACGGCGCTCGGCATCAAGGCCGAGATCATGGCCGCGCACTTCCAGCCCGAGACGCTGATCCGGCGCTCGCTCATCGACAAGACGCCCGACGCGCAATTCGCGGAGCAGGCGGTCGAACTCCTGCGCGACAAGCGCATGGCGATCTACTCGCTCGCGGTCGATCCCGACACGATGGCGATGGTCGATTACGCCGCAGAGCAGGAGGCGCGCGTCGCGTGCATCACCGCGATCGGGCAATTCATGCAGGCCGCGTGGCCCCTCGCGCAGGCGAAACCGGAAGCGACGCCGTTCCTCCTGCAGGTGATGCAGTGGCTGCTCGCCGGGTTCAAGGCCGGCAAGCAGATCGAGGGCGTGCTGGATCAGGCGATCGCGCTCATGCAGCAGCAGCCGCCGCAGGGCCAGCAGCAAGGACCGTCGCCCGAGGACAAGCGTGCCGAGGCCGACGTGAAGGCGACGATGATGAAGGCCGGCGCCGACGTCAAGGCGACGCAGATGAAGACGCAGGCGAAAATTCAGACCGATCGCGCCAAGGTCGCCGCCGACGCGCGCAACAAGCAGATGAAGGTGGTCGGCGAGGCAGTGCTGCAAGGCCTCGCCCCGCAGCAGCCTACTCCACCCGGTGGCTCACCCGGTGAGCCTCCCCCGGGAGCGATGTGATGGCGCGCCGCCGCTTCATCCAGATCAACGGTGAACTGGTCGAGGTGTCGCCTGACCACGTCGCGGAACCGCGCCGGCACGACGGCGTGCTGTGGAACGACCGCGAGTATCAGGACATGGGCGACCCTCGCTTCGCGTCGCGATCGCAGCACCGCGAGTACATGAAGCGCAACGGGCTTTCAACGATGGACGATTGGACGCAGACGTGGGCGAAGGCAGCGCGCGAGCGCGCCGACGCTTCCCGAGGAATTGACGCATCGAGGCGCGCCGACATCGAGCGCGCATTCGCAAAGAGGTGAGCCATGGGCGGTAGCGTTGCACAAGGACCGGGTGGAATGCAGCAACCGAAATTCCTGTCGGGGCAGGCAGCGGCATCGGGCGGCACGCCGTTCGATGAGGGCACGGGTGGCGGCGCGCCGATGCCGCAGCAGCAGGTGATGCCGCAGCAGCAGCGCATGGTCGCCAACATCTTGGCGCGGCGCGCGGCGCGTCAGGGTGGCGGCGCGCCCGCACCGCAGGGCGGCGGGCTGCAAGGACAGCAGGCGCTCGCGGACCAACTGAGGGAACCCAGCTACTAGCGCATGGATGCCGATCGCCAAGCTGCGCGGGCGAACCGACTCCGCGAGGACGAGGAAGAACTCCGCGCGAGCATGCGCCGCGTCGCCGATCGCGGCAGCGGCGAGAGTCTGATCGAGCGCGGTGCGACGCATGGCGGCAAGGTGCTGCGCCAGATCGCAGCCAACGCCGAGGAGTTGGGTGGCGGCATCAGGGACATCTTCCGCTTCACGCCCCCGGTGATGCTCGCGCGGGCGATGACCGATGCGCTGCGTGTCCACGAGCGCGAAAAACGCACGCGGGAATTCGGCGAGGGTCCGACGATCGGGCCACGCGAGGGGTTCGCCGAGAAGTCGGGCGACGTCGGCGTGCAGGCGCAGGCGATGGCATTCGATCCGATGAACTGGGCCGGCGCCGGCATCGTCGCCAAGGGCGCGGGCCGGCTCGCGAAGGGCGCAGAGAAAGCCGCAGAGGCGCTCGTGCCCAAGTCGATCCTGCGGATGGGCAAGAGCAAGGAGGCGCGCGAGGCGAGCGCCGCGCGTCGCGCCGCCGAGGCGGCTGAGATGGAAAAGCCGGTGCGCGAGACGCCGCGCAGCGCGGAAGAACGCGCCGCAGTGCAGCCCGACAAGTACCGGCAGATGTACGAGCGCGAAGGCGAAGAGGCGGTGATGCGCGCCGCCGCGCGCGGCGAACACATCCGGCGCTCGCCGACTGGCCCGGGCTACATCGGGTTCCCGCGCGACATCACCACGCGCGCCGACATCCGCGCGATGCGCGCTCGCCTCGACAAGCAACTCGATGACGCGCAGGAAGCGATCGCGTTCGCCGAGGGACAAGCCGGCACGCCGGAACGCGCTGGCAGTTGGTACAAGCGTGCACGCGGCGGCATCTCGGAGACGACCGAACCGTGGATGCTGAATCGCGAGACGGAGAACATCGCGACGCACAGTGCCGGCGTGTCTCCTGAGAGCGAGACAGGCTTTGCGCTGCGCCACGGGCAATCGCGCGCGATCGGCGCGCCGCAGCGCGGGTTCCGCGAGAAGCAGCAGGAGGAACTTGACGCCGCGATCGCCGAGGGGCGCGCCGCCAACCTGCGCTTCAAGATCGGCGAATACCGCAAGAAGAACGACCCGCGCGCCGATCAAGGCTCTCCTTTCGGCACCAACGATTTCCGCGCGGCGCAGGAACACAACTACACGCTCCCCAGCGGCGCGCCGTGGGATCGCGGCGTGACTGACGTGATGCACCCGGTGATGGATGCTGAACGTGCGCTCACTGTCGCTCGCGCGCGGGGGCGCGGCCAGCCGGGAATGACCGGCGAGATCGCGCAGGAATACCCGTGGGTTCTCGGCAAGGGCGAGGACTTGTTCCTTGAGGGCAAGTTTGCCGGCGCCTCCGAGTTGGAGAGCAAGCTGAACGCGCTGCGCGAGGCGAACAAGACCTCTGCCGACTACTACCCCAAGCACACGATGTCGCTCACCTACGAGCGCGTGCCGGGTGAGAAAACCGGACATCGGCCCGACGTCGCGGGCTTGCCGCTTGAGGCGCAGGCCGAGTACGGCAACGTGTTCACGCGCCAGCCGACCGACACCGATGCGTTCGCGCGCGACATCCTGCTCGCGGCTGCGCGCCTGCGTCAGGCGCCGCCGATCGCGAGCGCGGGCAGTTGGATGGGCAAGCAACAGCCGCTCACGATCGCGCGCCCGCTCGTGCCCACGAAGGTCGCAACGAGGGTGACGCCGACCGGCGAGCGCAACGCCAAGGGGCAGATGAAGAAGAAGGTCGAGAAACTCGCCGAGGTGATGGAACCAACCGACGAGATCATGCAGGCGCTCAAGGCGACCGAGATGTTCCGGGGGCTGAACCTCGCGCAGCAGTCGGTCGCCGGCAACCTGCCCGTCACCATGGCGGGCCGCACCGGCAAGACCAACGTGCTGGCCGAACGCATGGGGCGCAACGAACTCGGTAACCCGCAGTCGCTGCCGCCCACTGCGGAAGAGATGCGCGCACTGGAGGCGATCGCGAACAAGTACGGATACGACGTGACCGCGACCAGTCGCGGCGCGCTGCTCATGCCGATGTGGGAACACGCCCTGTCGGAGCAGCAGCGGCTACGCGGCCTCCGCAAAGGCGGCGGCGCCGGCATGCGCGAGGTCGAGGCCGCGTTCCCCGGCTCGCGAGCGCAGCCCGCCGGCAGGGAAGGGTTCTACGAGGACGTCACGCCGCCTGAGGCCGAGATGGGCAAGGGCATCGGCACCACGCGCGTGATCGAGCAACTGGCGAAGGCGCCGCCCGAGGTGTCGCGCGGCTTGAGTGAATCGGACGAGGTTCGCCGCGCGATCAAGGAGTTGATCAAGGCCGACGCAGAGGCGCAGGGCAAGGGCGCGAAGGTTTCGGAGGCGATCCAGAAATCGCGGCGCTGGCTGGCCGGCGAGGACTTCAACAGGGTCGTGGAACTGGTGCGCGGTGGCATGAAGGTGCCCGCCGCCATGGCGCTGCTGGGCTACTCGCTGGCAGGCATGGCGGCGGACGATGCGCCAAGGGCGGCGGCGCGATGAGCGCGCTCGCGCTCCCGGGCGGCGGTCACGCGCGCGATCGCGTCATCGATGCGCTCGCGCATCTCGGCGCGCACGCTCGCCCGCGCGCGGTTGGCGCAGTAGCGCACGAAGAACAGGCTCGACTTGTCGATCACGTAGCCCATGGGTCAGTACCGTGGCATCTCGGGGATGAGTTCGCCGGCCTCGATCATGCGCGCCCGCTCGGCAACCAAC